CGGTTCAACCGCCACCCCGTCAATCTTGCCAGCCGTGGAAACGATATAGAGGTCGCCCTTGTCGGCGGCGGGCGTAAGGGCTCCGTAAGCGCCAGTGCTGCCGCCAGCGATAGTGTCCTTGAACACCACGGCATCAAGGTCCTTGACCATAGACTGGATTTCGGCTCGCACGTATGCGGTCGTTGCGATCTGCGTCGTGTCGGTGCCGGTGGCCGCTGTCGGGGCCGTCGGGGTGCCGGTGAACGCAGGGCTATCAATCGGAGCCTTGGCATTGAGGTCCGTCTGTAGGTTGTCAACCTGCGACTTGGAAATTTGAATGTTGCCGTAGGTAACCTTGCCCTCGTTCCATCCGGTCACGGTCTTGGACGCGGACGGGCCGTTCGTGGTGACTGCTGCAGCAACCCAAGACTTTACTTTCGTCCAGAAAGTAGTAAGCCCGGTCAGGTCTAGATACTTTGCCATGATTCAATCTCCTTAAATAAACAGCGCCTCAATCTCGGCGTCAGTAATGGTTGTTGGCTTGTTCTTGAGGTAGTCCAGCGCCATTGCGTCGTCCTGCTCCCAGTCCGTCTGCACAGCCACTTCCTCTATCTGCTGTTGCAGGAGCTCGTCGTTGAGTCGCCTTGCGTCAGTCTCGTCTTCAAGCGAGGTGATGATTTCGGCGTCCGCATCGGTCCTTTCGGTGCGTTCCGTAACGATTGCATCGGAATTGTCCTGGTCTCCCTTCTTGATCTTGGCGATAAGGGCGCGAGTCGCCTCGGTGTCAATCGGCTGTCTCGTCTGCAGTTCTGCCATACGCTACACCTCCCCTTCCGCAGGCGTAGAATCCCAAAGTTCGTCAAGCGTAGCCTCGTCCATGGCACGGCTCTTGACCGTGCCCTCGGTGTCGCTGTCGCGCACCATGTAGCTGTTTACATCACCGCCGTCCGGAAGGTCCTTGATGCGGACGGCATCAACAGGCACCCCGTTCCACTCGGTCTCAATTACCGGAATGGAAGGTACGGAAGGCCCGGTTAGCTTCACGCGGACCGGCACCGAGTTCGGCGTAATGACGATGTTGCCGAGATTGTCGGCAAGGAGTACGTCTCGCTCGATAGTGGAGTCGTCGGCCACAAAAATCAGCAGTTTGCCTCCCCACTCGTCCTCGGGGTCGAGGACAAGGAGCAGCGGTTCCTCGTTCTGGTCTACCACGTTGAGCGCTGCACCAGGCAGCCCCAAAACTCCCGCAGGGGCGAGCTTTCGTACCTGCGCACGCGATAGCTGGTGACCTCCCTGTTCCCATCCACCTTCTCCGTCGGGTCTCGGGCCGTCGTACACGAAGAACGTGGCAGGGGCCTCGTCCATGTACTGCGGTGCCGTATCGCCCGAAAGCAGCGCCGCGTTGTAAATCACGTTGTCGGGCGTGCCTGCCGTATTGGCACCGCACATAGATTCAAAACGTTGGAAAAAAGCTTCGTCGGACTCACCGCTGAACCTCTTGACGTTGATGAGTCCTGCAACCCAGTCGAGTTTCTCGCCGGTAGGAGTTTCGGTCTTGAAATCGATTGCCTTCGAAATGCTGAAAGCGGAATCCTCGACGACCTGCAATTTCCTTACGACAGCCTCGAGACACGCCTGCCATCTTCCGCTTTCCTTGTATTGCTCAAGTATTCGCGGCTTGACAGTCGTCTCGAAATGGTCCTCTATGTAGTTGAAGCCGTCCATCCTAAGAACCGACCTCCACGCTCAAGGACGAAAGAGTCGCTATTTCCTGCGAGCTTATCGAGATGTTGGCCGAGGACCAGGTTTCTGAATCATGCTTCTTGGCCTGAATCACGGCACTTCCGATTCCAGGAACCGTCAATATAGGCGTGTAGAACCGTGCAAGGATTACATCCTTACCGGGAGTGTATTCCGGGGAAGCCCATCCGTCAGTACCGAAAGCCCATCCTTCGATGGCTTTTTTGACGGCGTTGGTTCCGTCTACGGGGAAGGCTTCCTCGGTGTAGAGCGTCAATACAATCTTCACGTCAACGCCGACGACTGAAGGCCTGGAGAACTTCATAACATGTTTAAGGCCGTTCCTGTCGGTAGCTTCGGCTTGCACGTTCCCATCCGGCTTGATGCCCGCGGGCTTGCAGACCCATATCGCCTGCGCGATATCCGAATCGGGGGTCCCGTTGGTCGCCGGCACGACAACGCGGAAACTGTGGCCGGGAATGCCGTCGGCATCGGTTGTAGGCTCGTCGTTGACGATAAGGCTGATATCAGCGCCGATTTCGTTGCGAAGGTATGTCAGCATACCGTCAGCCGTAGCAAGGCCGGTAATGTCGGCGGCATCCATCCTTGCTCGCAGGGATTCGTCGGACTCCCTGTCGCTGCCGCCATAGCTTGTCGGGCCTTCGTATTCGCAAGTAACGCCGGAAGGAGTCGTGCTTACCATGTCCCAGGAGCCGACCTTCAGGTCGACCTGCCCTGCGGTATCGCACACGCAATATCCGGACGCGTTGCCGGAATTTCCGACAGTGATTTCTTCTTCGAGCGCAAAATTGTATGCGGAACCTTCGAACGTGACGGTCGTTCCGGCAGGGATCACAGTCCCTTCTTCACCGGAGAACTTTATCAGCGGAGCTGCGTATGAAGCCTGCCTGCGTTCAAGCCCGAGAAACGCGGCAAGAAGTTCCAAAAAATGACCTCCGGAATACCTGCGGTCTAGGTTGGTCAGCGCTGTCTGGACAGCCTGGAAGCAGTCGGTAATCACCTTAGCCTCGAGGTCTACATGATGGCCGTCAGGAGTCGTCGGCGAAAGGTCTATGCCGTTGAAAACCTGTCTCCAGTCGGCACGGAGTTCCTCTCGGACTTCCTGGAACGACTTGAGTACGATTCCGTTTTCTTCAAAAATTATCGCAGGCATCTTACAGCTCCATTTCAGTCCGTTCGCCGTTATCTAGGGTCAGGGCTATCTTTCCGGAAATCTTTCGGCCGTCAATGGTCAGTTCCGCCTTGTCTACGCTGCGGACTCCTGGAACGGAAAGGATCTTTTCCTTGACCACCTGGATTGCGTAGTCGGAAAACAGCACGTCCGCGCCGAGAATCTCGTCGAACCAAGGGACTCCGGCATCGTAGTCGGTAAAGCATTCGCCCTGGAATGTCGAAAGGAACGTCTTGACGGTCTGCATGACGGACTCCCTGAAGGAACCCGTCCTTGCCACATTCTTGTCCGATACATAGATGTCGCCCGTTGCAGGGTCAAGTTTGCGCTCGTTCATCGGAAGAAAAATAGACTATATGTCCGTTTTTCCGCGAAAAACTGCGAATTTTGTAAATTTTGTGAATTTTGCGAATTTTTACAGTACGATATTTTGTTTATGGCCCTATTGACTTGGAGAAAAAAAGAATGTATATTGTTAATGTGGAGAGCCACTTGAAAAACAGTGGTGCGACGCATGGGCCCGAAAGGGAATTCCATGAAGGGTCTGACGGGTTTTATCTCGCCTCGCCCACCCCGGGTTTCCCAGTTTCCTTTCCAAACTGGGTTTTTTTATTTCCTTTTAAAGAAGTAGAATTTATCGCTTTCTTTTAACTTAAAATAGACATTCACATCGTCTTTACCTTTAAGCCTTCCATTGATAGCGTTCCATGCATCATTATAGTTAACATCTGATTGTATATCCAAAACAATCATCTTTGC